GTTGGAATTAACTGTTATGGACCAGAATGGGATGCTTTTTATAAGCATGTCACCCACTTTGGAACGGATAGAATCTTTGGAGGAGATTATGGTAAATATGACCAAAAGATTCCGAGTCAATTGTTGCTCGCAGCCTTACGCATCTTAATTGATATTGCAAAGGAGTGTGATTACAATGAGCAGGATATCGTAGCCATGAAAGCTATGACGGGTGATTTAGTTTACTCGTTGATTGCATTTAATGGCGATTTGGTCGGCTTGACCACTGGTACTCATATCAGTGGAAATTCTCTCACCGCTGTTCTTAATGGAATTTGCGGATGTCTTAACCTTAGGAGTTTCTTTTTTAGCGTGTATGATCGCAGTGAGGATTTCCGAAAGGTAGTACACATAATGACTTATGGTGATGACAATATTGGAAGTGTGGCACCCACACATCCGTTGTTTAACATCAAAGGTTGCTCCGAGTTTCTTGGAAAGCATGGTCAGATTTATACTATGCCAGACAAGACTAGTGAACTTGTACCGTATTTGGATGTTGAGGATTTTGAGTTCCTTAAGCGCAAAAGCACGTATCACCCTAAATTAGGTGTTCATGTTGGAGCGTTATTAGAGAAGTCAATTTTCAAATCATTGCATTGCTACATGCGTCCTAAAGGAGCCCCACTAACACCCGAGCAAGCATGTGCCCAGAATTTGGATACAGCACTGCGCGAATGGTTCGGACATGGTGAGGAAATTTATGAGGAAAGACGGAAGCAAGTCAAAAAGGTTGCTCAAGACAACAATATCACGCATTTATGTGAGTTGCTGGATTGGAGTTATGACGATCACATTCGAAATTGGCATGTGAAATACTCACCCGACAGTGTTGAATCTGAAGGAGAAGAAGAAATCGTTTACACCAGGCAATCAGGTGATGAGTCAAGTTTGTCTCACATAGCGGAAGCACAATATGCACATGCTGTGGAGGACGTACCATTAACTCAAGTTGGTAAAGATTACCCACTTTTTCTATTTGGAGAATTGGATCTCGTATTCCAAGGTATTATTGGGAACAGAAACATATATCTCATAGTTGAAGTTAAACGGTCTGACAAGCAAAGGCATAAAGCCAAAACTCAAATGTCCAGATGGTTTGCAGGATTGCGTGCTATAGCTCCGGCTGTAGATTTGATCTCTGCTACCTATACTGGTATGAGATGGCGCATACGTGAATCGCATTTTGGTAGCGAAAAGGCTGTGTATGATTACATGACCCGTGCCACTATGACACCCTTTACGTGTGCAATGCTTGAGTATCTAGATGCTCTACCAGCCCGTCCAAGCGAGACGTTAAATCACTCCCAGTTTGAAATCTGATGGTTAGCAAAATTTCTTTTTGTATATGGATACCATACGAACCTCTTTTGTTTATTATGAGTTAGTATAGGCTTTGCAAAATGTACATAGATGCTCCGGGTGGAGTGTCAAATGAACTATAGAACGTGTGTAATCGTAAC